TTGATCCTTTTGAAATTATTAATACTGATGAATTTGACAAGGCTGATATAATTGCTATTGATGAAGGACAATTCTTCCCTAGACTCAAGAAGTTTGTGGAGTGTTGTCTACACGTAAACAAGTATGTGATATTAGCTGGTCTCGATGCCGATTCTTTCCAGAGAAAGTGGGGTGAAATCCTTGATTGTATTCCATTGGCATGTGAAGTAACGAAACTTTCCGCCCTCTGTATGAGATGTAACGATGGAAACCCTGGTCCGTTCACGAAGAGGATTGTGGACAACAGAGAGCTTGAACTTATAGGTGGAAGTGATATGTATGAAGCAGTGTGTCGTAAACACCTCTAGAAGCGTTTCACATCTAATATGAGGACGACGCGTCTCTGTGTACCATTTTTAACAACACTATGTATTCTTGCGTGATCAAACAAGAAATCTTCACCCTCCTTGTGTTCGTGTACCCCCCTCCCAGTATAGAGTGTGCAATCCCCACCACTCTCTATAGTGAGATGATAACGAAGTAAGAGATTAGTTTCGGCGCGGTGGGGTGTTATGGACATTGGTGTATCCATGACTGCAAATAGTGCAGTCTCTTTGTCAATACATGCTATCTGATCAATGAGACTTTTCAGAAGAGGGAAGTCCTCCACCTTGTAAAAGTAGTAATTTGGGTTTTCATCAAACCATGGATCCAATTCATGAAAGAGATATTTCTTAGCACCCTCTGAAACTTCGTCAAACTCTTTACGAATTTTATCGTAGTGTAACTTCACAAGCCAGAGACCTGGGTAATTCTTTACTGAATATTCATACCCCCAATCTATCATATCTATCAGGGTGTTCCTCATTCCCACTAGGGGTCTCAATGGGTTTTGAAAGTATAACCTATCTATTGGGGACTTCAGGTAATCATGGAGTACTAATACAATCGGTACCAATAGGAGCCGCCACATTAATTTCTCAGTATAAAATAAAAATGCCAGGTTACGGCGGAAAGATGGAAAAATATGCCCCCACTAAAACTGAAGATGTTCAGACCGTTGAGCACCGTTTTGTCTTGCCTACATTCCCCAGGTTCACCATTGTCCAAATGACCCTCGTTGGTCTCCTATTGGCATATGCTTGGACGAGTCGTAAAATGAACCGTGGTGCTGTGTCCACTGTGGCTCTCGGTATTGGTCTTCTCCACATGTATGATCACCTCTACCGCGTCAAGCGTGGTGATGAGCGTCTGTTCTTCTTCCCAGAAGCTAAGAAGGAGGGGTACTGTGGTGCGTGCCGTAAGTAAACATAACGTATAAATAATTCTCTCTACTTATATTTTATTTCTCATGAAATATAAGAGATATGCAGGTCAAAGTCATCATAAGTCCTAATCGCAAAAAAAAGTTTAGAGCTCTCCTCGAAGATGGTAGGACTGTTGACTTTGGTGCAAGTGGATACTCAGATTACACCAAACACAAAACACCCTCACGAATGCGTTCCTACGTTCTCAGACATGGAGGGAGAATACCAAAGAGTGTTATTGCAGAGAGAGATCCTAAAAAGATCCAAGAGAAGATGTTGAAGATAGATTACAGCTTCTCTGAGAATTGGGGAATTAGCGGTATTGGTGGTGCGGGTTTTTGGTCCCGTTGGTACCTCTGGAGTTATCCAACTGTTGAGGGTGTCAAGAAGTTTATGTCAAAGAGGTTTGGTATTATTTTGGTCTAACTGCCTCCCTTGCGACTCCTTTTCTCGCCCCAAAAACCGTCTGAATTAAGATTATCGTCATAACCTCTACATATGGGGTTGGATTCGTACATTCTCTTAAATTCATCCCCTGTTAAGTAAGCGCTTTCATACTCTGTAGTCGTAGATCTCATACTTAAACCACGGTTTGCGTATTTTTCCTTAAGTTCATAATACGTCTTATAATCCTGACAATATCCGGGAGAACCCCACGTTTCAAACGTTTCGTCATCAGTCATTTCCAAACCGTCTGGCATTGAAGTTAAATGTACCTTAACCTTATCTATTTTTGTTTTTTTAACGAAATGTGGATCAGTTCCCGGGAGGAGACCACCAAAGAATCCCCCAGCTGAGGCTGAGGAGGAAGAACAGCAGGAAAGCGCAAAGATAGCGACAGCAGCAACGGCGGTCATATTATAATGTACATAGATTAAAATTGTAAACTAATACTAATGATTGGTCTAGTGATTATCCCGATTGTATTTTTGATATTTTATCTCCTATCCAAATACAAATCTAAAATAAAGATAGACTCTGAAAAAGACAAACCACCACCTATAAACCCAAGTGCCCCAGGTGTTCATTACTACGAGGAATGCGACTACGGGGGTGAACACAAACACACCGATGAGGCTCCTTCAAATATAACAGGGAACTTTAAATCTGTCCGTGTTGTTGACGATTTTGACGTGAGGGCCTACAACACAGATGATGTTGAGGTATTTTTAAGGGGGCCAACCACCATCAAGTGTACACCCTTTAAAAGTATGGAGATCACAAATTAGGTTGCAAGACCACGTCTTTTGAGATTGGCTTGGAGATTAGCCATAAGTCTAGCACGTGCATTCTTAGCAGGTGGTGGGGGTGGTACAGGAATAACGCGCGTTGGTGGAGGTGGGGGTGCAACAGCACGGGTTGGTCGTGGAGTTCGTGGAGCATTAGGTTCCGCCTCTTTTAGGACCATCTTACAAACCTTGATAAACTTCTTCGCATCTCTAGCTTGATTATCTAATGTCGGGTGAGACTTCTTCTTCTTCCTTTCAAGTTTAGCTTGAAGTTCCTTCTTGGTGAGTTTGATCCTTTTACCTTTGACATCTTTGGTCACCCTGAAGCCTAAACTTTTGACTCTTTCTTTGAGGTCCATTTACTATATACCACGAAATTATTGGTACCTGACACCAGCTCGGGTCGCTGCATCGTCAATCTCATCAACCATCTCCCACGCCCATCTACATTCTTCAGTATTTGCATCGTGGTGTTCACAAATAGTATGAGCAATGTCAAGGGCCTCGTGAAGAATCATTTTTAGACGCACTTGTCTCGTGGTGAGTTTAACGGGTTCATGAAGTGAGGGAGTTTCATACATGTGCTGTAAAGCTATACGTCTAATCTCAGATTTCTTCAATTTATTATGAAACTCATCACTGTGTTGAGCTTTAGGTCTAACCATACAAGTAGTTAATGTGCTTATCATTACATGACAATAGATTTAAAGCTTTATAACATATAATAAGTAAATGGAATTCATTTATGAAATAGAAAATGCTTTATCACCTGAAATGTGTGATAAAATGATCAAGAAGTTCCAAAATGATGATAGAAAAGGACCATCGTTGACACACGGTGGATTGAATATAGGTACTAGAAAATCAACTAATCTACATTTTTCAGGTTTGGGTGACTGGAAAGATATGGATGATTACATGTTTAAAGTTTTTTCAAAAGCGTTAGAAGAATATCATACATACGTATCAGGTTATACATCAAAAGAAATGTCAAATGGTTTTTTTGTGGATGTAAAAGATGAAGGGTATTTTGTTCAGGAATTTCGCCCCGGTGAATATTATCACTGGCACACCGATGATCACAGTAAAGGTAATATACCTCGTAATTTTACAATGCTACTATACCTAAATACGTTGGAAGAAGATCAAGGCGGTTGTACCGAATTTTGGGTTGGTAAGAAGGTTAGACCGAAACAAGGTAAACTGTTAATATTCCCATCGGGTTGGACATATATTCATAGGGGTGCACCTGTTAAAAATGGAGGTGTAAAATATGTATGTGGGACATGGATGGTATAAAGATTTTACCTGTATACGTATCATGGAATCAGGGGTTGTTATTACAAAAGTTCTCCTCCCACGTATTAGACAGCTTGAGGAGGAAGTAGCTGAATTAAGAAAACAAACATGGCCATATGTTCAGGCACAAAAGGAAGATATGGGTATGCGCGATATGGAAGAACTCATGGAGTTTTTAAAACATCTAGATGATGAAACTATGTTGAAACTCTTGAGAATGAAGAGGAAATTCTCAAGAAATCCACCAGTCCTTCCAGGGAGGGAGGTTGATATTGTCATGAACCTACGAAGTAATTTTTCTTAGTGTATACTAAATGAATTACGCTATTGACTTTGATGGTGAAGGACCAGTTATGGGCACTACTACACTTACAGGTAACATATCTTCTTTGTGTTGTGCATTGCTTATAATTTTCATGTCAATGAAAAGTCCTGTAAAAACACCACCTTTAATCTTGATGGCATGCTGCTGCTGCTTATCTTCCAGTTCATCTACATTAAAACTCATAGATGACACAATGAACCGTTTCAGTGGAAAAAATAACACAGGTCCATCACCCGCTTAATTTTAGAAAAAATCATCTGTTCTGTACATAGTAACATTGAATGAACCAGTTTTACCAGTCACTGAGACTGCTTCATTTCCATACAGTTCCTGGCATCCAATATCCTCCATACAATCACGCGAGTCGTGGCTCACTGGGAGAGGGTATAGGTTTTCGCCACCAGTTGTGGTGTAGTAATTATAGCGGTCACGGCGTCCTCTGACTTCTTTACCGTAGAGGGGTAGGGTCTCATCACCATCACCGATGAGGACGCCCATCTGCTGCATGTGACCAGGTTTATATTGTTTGATAGGTGCTTGTCTAAACTCTGGACTACGGGGCCTCTCTTGACGTTGCATAAATCTGGGTTGAATCGGCATCACAGGAACGGGGACGTCTACTGGAACTTCAACCAATTTAGGATTTTTGTACATGTACCCAACGATAAGTATGAGAACAATGAGGGCAACCCACATGATTTGAGTTTTTGTCTTGTTCTTAATCTTCATTACTATAGTTAAGGAAAATCTTTTATATAAAGACATGAAGATACTCGCCATAGATATTGGGTACCACAATATGGGTCTCGTTGTCGCCGAGTGTGGGAATGGACCAAAGATTGATGTGAAATATATAAAGAAGGTAAGTCTAGAAGATTATAAATATATTCAAACAAATGGTATAGTTGACCTCGTACCCCTTATGGTGGATGATCATAGAGATATATTTGATAGTGCAGATACAATCTTAATAGAGAGACAACCACCGGGTGGTTTTACA